TCTTTCCTTTTCCGGTGGAAAAGATAGCACTGTAATGCTTCACCTAGTCATGGATGAGTGCAAGAAGCGGAACAGAAAGATAGGCGTTTTGTTCATTGACTGGGAAGTCCAGTACAAGCTAACCATCCAACACGTCGAGGGCATGTTTGAACTATACAAAGAGTGGATTGTCCCATACTGGGTTGCTTTGCCCATGACCACCGAGAGCGTGGTATCCCAGTATGAACCCGAATGGATTTCCTGGGACCAGGCAAAGAAGGATCTATGGGTTAGGCAATCGCCAGACTTCGCAATCAAGGATGAATCATTCTTCCCGTTCTATCGACACGCCATGCAGTTCGAGGAGTTTATTCTAGATTTTGGTAACTGGTACGCACAGAAGGACTCACCGGAGTGGTCTTCATGCTATGAGCCAACCGTTGGGTTTGTCGGAATCAGAACAGATGAGAGTTTGAACAGACTCTTGAAGCTATCTGTTGGAAAGAATCGCACTCACTACAATGGTAATAGGTGGATGCTGAACTTGCGGTCAACTCACTTTGATATTATCATGGCTCACCCCATATACGATTGGAAGACTCAAGACATCTGGACGTACAACGGGAAGTTCTTCAAGCCTTACAATCTGATTTATGACCTCATGCACAAGGCGGGAGTCCCTATCTCGAAACAGCGCATAGACGAGTTTTTTGGATCAGCGGCAAGGCGCGGGCTCTGGGTATTGCACAGCATCGAACCCGATACTTGGGCAAAGGTTACGGGAAGAATCACGGGGTGTAACTCAGGAGCCTTGTATGCGCGTGATTCAGGGAGCATGACAGGTGATAGGAAAATCAGCAAGCCAGAAGGACATACATGGAAGTCATTCGCCAGTCTACTCCTTCATTCTATGCCTGATAAAACATCAGAACATTATCAAAACAAGATTGCGATATACCTAAAGTGGTATTACAATCGTGGATATCCTAGTGGGCTTCCCGATGAGGAGGACGGAGACTTGGAGACAAAAGACAAACACCCGTCATGGAGAAGAATATGCAAAGTGCTGCTGAAGGGGGACTACTGGTGCAAGGCGCTCTCTTTCACGCCGACCAAGGGGTCGAGCTACGAACGATATCTAGCAGTGATGCGGAATCGGAGGGCAAAATGGGGAACGTTTTGGTGAATAATCACCCAGTTTCCAATGTCCAATGGGTACCGGCTGAACAGGTATATGCGAACGATTACAACCCAAACAAAGTAGCCCCGCCTGAGATGAAGCTCCTAGAGCGCTCGATCATAGCCAACGGATACACGCAGCCAATCGTGGTATGGAAAACCGAGGAAGGCTATGAGGTGGTAGACGGTTTCCATAGGCACTTAGTCGGGAAGAAATTAGGATTTACTCATCTACCGGTTGTGGTCCTGAACACGGAAAGCACTACAAGGGAAGGGCGAATGGCTGCAACGATCAGGCATAATAGGGCGCGGGGAAAGCACAAAGTACAGGCCATGAGCGATATCGTAGTAGAGCTTTCCAGGAAGAACCATTCAGACGAGTGGATTAGCCGAGAGTTGGGAATGGATGCGGACGAGGTGCTTAGGTTGAAACAGATCACTGGCCTTGCCGAACTTTTCAGCGGTAAAGAATTCTCGGAAGCTTGGGAGATCGAAGTATGACCCCAGCCGAAAAGCTAGAACACCTGGAGCGAATCCGCCATATCAAGACTCCCAAGCGGGCAGAGTCCTCTAGGGCCAACGCTAACCTCCCCCCCAAGCCAGGCAAGATGGCTAGGGGTAGGCCGAGAAAGGATGGGGCAATGCCATGATCCAAGCCCCTGTATTTCGTCGCCAAGCCTCAAGCGGGGCCGATCATCGCCGAGACGTGCAAACCCAGCCAAAACGCGATGGCGACGGCATTCCGGTCTATCCACGGTACAAGTCCAGCTACATACCGGAGCACGACATATCAAGACGGTACTGGGTTGGAGGTAGGAAGAAGTGAACTACGAAGATCGGAACGCGTGCCGGTAGTGGAATAGTTTATGACAATCCAAAACCTCTTCCTATCCAACACCCGCCGACTCATGAACGAACAGAACATCAGCGTTGCCGGTATGCATAGATCTACCGGGATGAGCGAAACCCATATCGCGGGGGTGCTCATTGGTGATACCGGCGTCACCTTGCGCACAATCGAACGGTTTGCTAAGGTGTTCGGATGTCAGCCTTGGGAAATGATAAAGTGAAGGAAGTCTGTTGACATGGCAAAGAAAGGCGGAAGCCCTGAAAACCTTGTCTCACTAGCCGATAGAACAACGGAAGAACAACAAAAAATTACCAAGGCTGGTGGAATCAGATCTGGTGAGGTTCGTCGAGAGAAAGCTAAAGTGTCTTCGATCATGGCTAACTTGCTAATGCAAGAACATGATATCGAAATAGACGGCATATCTATGGGTAAGATGAGCGGTGAGAAACTCCTCGGTGAAGTCGCTGTCAGGATCATCGCTAAGGGTGATAATACTTCGGTAGCAATGATGCGGCTAATTCTTGATGCTACCGAGGGTAGTAAGTCTCAGTTGACGGGGGACGGTGGCGCACCGCTAAAAATGACCGTTGAAATTATTGACCCGAAAAAGTGAAACTCAACCGAACATACCAGCAACTCCTTGGTCCTGACGGCACTCTGCGGAAAGATGTCCGATATTTTGAGATATATGGCGGTAGACGATCTGCAAAGAGTCATGATGTTGATGCTATAGTCGGATTGACGGCCACTATTGAGCCAGGTCATTTTGTTGTAGGGGTCCGCAAGGTTGCTACTACCCTCAAGGATTCGATCTTTGCCGAGTTCAAGGGGTTCTTTCGAGATAACGACATCCCGGTGCAGGTGAACGAAACCGACAAGGAAATCAGATTAGCCAACGGAAGCCGTATTCGATGCTTCGGACTAGACGACCCTGAAAAGTTGAAGTCTCTTAAAGGTGCCACAATCATAGTCCTAGAAGAAGCCAATGAGTTGTCAGAAGATGACTTCGATTCTTTAGATGCTGGATTATCACCAACGAATTATCCTGGGCGTATTATCCTACTACATAACCCGGTGCCAAAGGTTCCGGGGCTAGATTACTGGTATGAGAAGAGATTTCAGAATATTCCGCACGAATTGTCAAAAGCTATGATCAATGAACTATCAAACGCTCTAGTCCTGAGAACATGGTACAAAGACAACGCCTTTTGTGCGCCTGAGACGATCCGAGTCCTCGAAGGCTACGAGAAGACTAACCCTACAAAATACAAGCTATGGGCTTTGGGAGAGTCAGTCCGAGTGGATGGCGTTGTTTTCGATAACTGGGATGTTGTCAAGCAAGTACCCGAAGGAATCGCACATGATTCTCTTGGCGTGGGGCTAGACTTCGGTTTCTCAAACGATCCATCGGCAGCCGTCCGAATCTGGATTCTCGATAATGAGATATGGGTCAAGCTTCTTGTATACAGCACCGGTCTACACAACGAAATGCTTCTGAACGCTTTAATCGGCGCAGGAGTTAAGGAGCATGAGATAGTAGTCGCTGATTCTGCCAGGCCGGATATTATAGAGGATCTTCACCGTCGAGGACTTCGTGGTATCAAGGGAGTGAAGAAGCATTCCGGGTACAAAGAAGACGTGGCCAATCGGCTACGATCATTCAAGATCCACTTGATTGATGGCGACATTGATTTGATTCGAGAGTTCTCAACGTATGCATGGGCTCAAGATAGAAGCGGAAAACCGTTGCCAAAATTACAGGATGGAGACGACCATGGAATCGACGCGACGCTGATGGGGCTTACGGTCTTCGGATTGGGGAAAAAAGAATACCCCATGCTTTTCTCTTGACAATGGTGGTTTCCTAGACAAACTACGATACAAAGTCTATCCTTCCCTCAAGGTGGCCTGCTGATGGGTTTGTTTGATGGCGGAAATAAGATCGCGAAAGCCCCCGACAAGAAAAGTATCCTTCGGTGGGCGCAAGACCAGGTGACGAAAATGTCATCGCAGATCGCCGACACTATCAGGCATATTTTCGATGTCAAGTGGAGTTACTCGGCCCGACGTGACGCGCTGGCCTACCTTGAGCTGTTCCATACCACGCCCAGGTTCGACCCGGTCGACATACTATCAACCGACTGCGCAAATACCGGATTCAAGGTATTTTCCAAGATTGATCTTCGCGCTGGTAAAGAAGACGCAGAACCTGTTCTTGGCCACCCTATCTACGATTTGCTAGATAACCCGATCCCTAGCCGACCAGACATCGACGGGTTCACTATTCGGTATCTGACCTACGTTTGGTGGGAACTTCAAGGCGACTGTTATTGGATCATTGTCAAGGACATTCGTAACGAGCCAAGGGAAATCTATCCGATCCCGTCCAATTGGGTGATCTCGGCACCTACGATATCAGTACCATATTTTCTGGTAATGCCTCAAGGTAATACTGCCAGTCAGTCAATTTTAGTTTCGCCTGATTGCGTTATCTGGTTCAAGTCGCCGAATGTAGCACAGCCATACGCGCGAGGACGCGGCCGCGCCGAGGCAGTTGGTGACGAGGTCGAGTCCGACGAATACGCGGCCAAGTACGCTAAGAACCTTTTCTTCAACGATGGAACCCCGAAGTCCATTGTCATTGCCGCAGGGGCAGACCAGAAGACACTTCAGCAGCTCCGAGAAAACTGGAACCAGAACTATCAGGGCGTGGCAAACGCTCAGAAAACCGCGTTCATTGGCGCTGATATGAAAGTCCAGACGGTTGGAATATCGCCTAAGGAACTGGACTTTACCGCTTCACGCGCATTTCTCCGCGACGTGGTAAATCAGCATTGGCAGATCCCGCCCGAGATGTTCGGCATTCTAGAGAACTCGAATAGAAGTACCATAGATTCGGCCAGGTATCTCTATTCCTTGAACGTTCTCACCAAGAGGTTGATGCGGTTTGACTCTATGATAAACCGTCAACTTATGCCGATGTATGATGACAAGTTCGTCATCAAATCTGACAACGTAGTACCAGATGACGACGAGTTCAATCAGAAAGTTGCCATCGATAATTGGAACGCTGGTCTTATCACTAGAGGGGAGGCAAGGATCAGGTCCGGAATGGCGAAACTTGGCACTGCGATTGATGACGAGATCAAGGAATCCTTTAGCGATGTCTTTCGAAACGTCGGGCCGGGCGGGGGGGCGTTACTAGTCGAGACCAACGAAGATCAGCAGTCCGGTGACGATGCGACGCAGTTGCCGAAACCTCGAGCTGACGACAACCATGTGGCCTTGGACCAACCGTTGCCCGACGATCCTCAAGAGCTAGTACCAGTCAATGGAACCCCCGGGCTAGTTCCGCCATCGAAAGGCCGTGGACGCAAGCGTACACCACATAAGGCGTTTACTGCCGACCAGAGGCAGAAGATGTGGGAGCAATTCGACAAGTCCGCTACCGCCAGCGAGGGGCCGTTCAAGAAGGCTGTAACCAAGATCGCCGACCGTCAGCAGAAGGATTTCGATAGTGCTTTCAACAAAGCATTGGCCGAAGGCGGGTCTGCTGATGACGCTTTGACTAAAGCTCAAATTTCCGTGTTCGGAGACGCACAGGACTTGGCGGTCAAGCGTCAACTCTATTCGTCGTGGATGGACTCGATGCATAGCGGTCGAAAGATTGCTAACGGTATCGCTGACGTAAATATTCAGTTCACAATCATGCAACCAATCTTCCGAGACTGGGTCGACGAACACGGGCTAGAAAAGGCAGTCGAGATCAATGGTACGACTCAAGAACTTCTAGCCAAGTCGCTTGGCGACGGTATCGCTGCCGGTGAGGGAATCCTTGACTTACAGAAACGTCTTGACGACCAGTTTGACGGACTGCGAGACTACCGAAGCGAGAGGATTGCGCGTACCGAATCCGCCGGTTCGATGAACTTCGGTTCGACCGCGACGTATAAAAGTGCTGGGGTAGAGAAGAAAGAATGGCTTGCGGTCCAAGATGATCGGACCAGAGATGCTCACGCTGAAGCTGATGGGCAAGTGGTAGGCATAGACGAGCCCTTCGTGGTAGACGGTGAGGAACTTATGTATCCTGGCGACCCGTCTGGTAGTGCTGAAAATGTAATAAATGAAAGATGCACAATTTTGCCAGTATTCGAAGATCAAGGAGATGAATCATGAGTCAGACGCTTTTCCCGGAAGCTCCGGGCGATCTAGTCGCTACGACTAGCAATCATAATTTCTCGGAACTTTACGCCGGATGGCAGGCGGTAGGAATCACTTACTACCTTGACCCGCTCAACGGCGTGGATACCAATACCGGGTTGCTTGGCGCTCCGGTCAAGACGCTTTCGGTCGGATACGGACTGTTGCGCGATGGGTTCAATGATACCCTAATCTACATCCCCGGGTCCGCTTCGATCACCCTGACGGCTGGGTTCACTTGGGCCAAGAACTACGCTCACTTTATCGGGGCGTGCGCTCCGGTTCAGGTAGCTCAGCGGTGCCGGATCTTCTCAGCCTCTACGGCTACTGGCATTACTGGATTGATCACGGTATCTGGAACCGGATGTATATTCAAAAACATCTACTTCTTTCATGGTGCGAATGATACCACTGCGAGCTTTGCAGGGGTTGTGTCTGGCCAGAGGAACTTTTTCCAGAACGTACATTTTGCCGGGATCGGTCATGCTAGCCTTGACGTAGCTGGCGCTGGGTCACTTTCTATTCCTGGTGGTGCCGAAAATCGGTTTGTTCATTGTGCTATTGGATTGGATACTATCACCCGATCAACTTCTACTTGTGAACTCCAGTTCAGTCTAGCTGCCACCAGAAACGAGTTTGAATCCTGCCTGATTTATTCCTACATCGGAGCCGCAGGGCATGCTCTTGCTCAGGTATCGCTTACGACCGGAATTGACCGTTGGCAGATCTTTAATGACTGCTTATTCCAGGCCGATAGTACCAACCAAGCGACGGCGCTAACTAGCGTATTTAAGGTTGTGACTGGTACGGTTCAGGGAATTATCAATCTCAAGGATTGTTCTATCGCCGCCTTTGGAACGACTGCAAAATGGGATTCAGCGAATACTGGTGTTGTATTTTCGAATATGCCCACCGCTACGGCTACGGCTGGCGGTGGCCTGGCTACGCATTCTTAAGGAGAATGAACTATGAGCGGAACCAACCCGTCAAATAGCCCGTGGAACGTGACTAGTGGAGTCACTGCGCTTGCCACTACCGTATCGACTCAGATTGTCGACGCGGTGGCTGCGGCTCGTCACTTCGTCACCGGCATTGAACTCTGGAACAACTCGGCTGTCACCACATTTGTCTCGTTGCTAGATGACACGACGGTCATCTGGACCGGAGTCTTGCCAGCGGTAAGCGCAACACAACCTCTTGTGCCTGTTATCGCAACTGGTCTTGACGGTATTGTGGGAACGCCGAACAAGAAACTCAACATCAAGTGCGCTACCGTTTCGGCGGCTCTGACCTACAATATCCAAGGATACGACGCGCCATGAAGTGCCCGGTTTGCGGGCAAGAGTATTCTCGCCCCGAGAGCGTCAAGGCGTGTGTAGCTTGGCATCGTATTATTGACTTGTCGTATGCTAGGACACAGCTATCTTCTCCGAAGTTCATTCGAAAGGTGGTGACGAAGTGAGCGGGTACATTCCACTTGAACCTGGTGACTCTAGCGCTCAAGTCCAATCCGCACTGAACGCCATGAACTCTGAACAGTATGGGGCCATGGCGATGACCGGGGCTACCGTTGCCAACATTTCCGCGCTTGACGCGATACCATCATATTACCTTGTCACTGGCAAGGTAGTACGGGTCATGGATTCTGACGGACTTGGAACCGTGGCCAACTATTCATGGTCAGGGTCGACTTGGGTACAAATCCCGTTCACGCGCGTTGTTGGCGTAGCAGTGGCATCGGGATCTAGCATCACTATTGCCGCCGACATTTTCCACGTAACCGGGACTACTCAAATCAATACCCTTATCGGCGGCGTGACTGGTCAGCAGATCGTTATTATTCCCGATGGCATATTCGCTACCGGGCTTACTGGCAACATAGGCAAGGCGTCAACTTCGGTTGTCGGGCTGTGTCTGACCATGACCTTCGACGGTACTAAGTGGTGGCCTTCATATTGAGAACTATATTGGCTAGCATCAATTCAATCCTGGTAGAAAATCCATCGGGTCAAACGTTACCTCGAAATGAAGATGATACCCCTCGGCCTGCCCCGTTTGTCCCATTCTACCTATGACCTGACCGCGTTCAACGACTTCGCCTCTAGATACGTCGACCTCGCTTAGGTGCGCGTAAAAGGTGTATAGATAGATCGTTTTCCCGTCTGCTGACTTCATCCCTGTGTCGTGTTGGATCTGCGCGCATCGCCCAAAGGTCTGGTTCAGAACTCGATTGTAGACGATGACAACCTTGCCGGGGGCGGAAGCAAAAATCAGCGCGTGAATCTTAGTCTTATCCTTGGGCACAAGATCGATCCCAAGATGAATACTATCACCACCGCCAGTTGGGCCTTTCCGCAAATCATTACGCCAGCCATATCGGCTAGTGATTTGATGATCCTTGATTGGCCAGTCGAGTGATAGACCTCCCATGACAGATATCGGCACCTCAACCATATGTTCGACAAGAATAGGTTGTGGGACCATTCGGTAGGTCTCGTGAGAACATGAAGCGAACAATACTAGCAGTATGAAGAATCTCATGGGTTGGAGTTTGGCCCCTGCATGAACGGGTGTCTAGCCTTCACTGTCCGTCCTTCGGAGTCTCAATGCGACGGCCAATCCACACCATTAGCTTCCCAAGGTTCAAGAATATTAGCGATACCGCTACCAAGTATGCTAGCCATACCCATACAATAAACACCGATCCTTGTACCGGATTCCACGACCACCAAGGCCAGTTTAGTGTGCCGTCGAGTTTCTGGGCCACGATGTATATTTGAAAGATCATGGAAAGAGTGAACCAGAATGAAGATTTTTTCATTAAAACTCATTTACCTCCGAACGTATGGGTCGTTCTCTAGGGAGATAACCGATAGCGTTTCTAACCTGAGCCTCTAGTATTTCAGGGCCATATCCTGGTAAATATGGCGGCATAACTATACCAGCCATAAATCCAGTAGTAGTCCTGGATAGATATTCTTGACTCGAACACCACTGAATTGCGCCTTTGACTGTTGCGATCTCAACCTTGATAGGATTATTGTTCATTTAGTCCCCCTCATCCAATTTTTGCGCATATTCCGGTATTTCATCGAACTTTAAATTACGCTCAGTTCCATCCATAGCCCAACATGTCGAACGATCAGCAAAGCCTCCAGACTCGACTATTGTATCAGCCTCTTCTTTAGTCGATACGAATCCCACGGGAGAATACCCCATTGCCGCAAGATGCTGATTTTCCATAGGATCAATCCATAGACGACTAATCAAGAAAATGCTTTTGCCCTTTTCTACCGTCACTGTTCGCCTTCCTTTCTTGTATCCATCTTCTCTCGCCGCTTCATCTCATCATCATAAATGGCATCTTCTATGACCTCCGCCGTCAGTACGGCAACCGTCTTGTTGTCCCGGATGGCCATGATCTTGAAGGCTCGCCATTTGTCTGGCGCGACGTCTATTTCGATGTTCATTCACCCACCTCTAAAATCACAATATCGCAATCATTTCGCATTGTCAATACGAATACTAACTATGCGAACACTGCGAAAACTGAATCACTCAAAATAGAGACAGTATGTGCCCATAGACCTAGTATGGTGATATGGAAAAAAGCCTTGAAAAAATCGGCAAGTTTCAAGTCAAACAGATCGGTGATCCTGCTGATCGAGTTCTAAGGTTTCTAGGAACCGACGAAACCGAAGACCGTGATCACGATATCATCAAGGCCGACGGGTGGAAGTTTGAGAATTATCTCAAGAACCCTGTGTTCCTTCCTTTCCATAATTCATGGACAGTACCTGCTGCGAAATGTGTAGGGATCACTCGTGGTTCTGGTATGGCTGGGGTATCGTTCGATATCAAGTTCGCTAGTATTGAAGATCTTTGTACGAACCCGGACACTCCGTCTCAGGAGGCGCTTCTAGCGGACACGCTATATAACGCCTACATGAACGGATTCATGTCCGCCGTGTCTATTGGATTCATTGTTCTGGAATCCGAGGAAAACGATTCGGGTGAGAACAAGGATCTTCCTTCGTGGCAACGCGGACGGATTTTCACTTCTCAGGAAATGATCGAGCTTTCAGCCGTAGCAATTCCAGCCAATCCTAACGCGCTGATTCAGGCTCGGTCGTTTAAAGGCTGGAAGGCTGGTCAGTTCGATATCCTCAAGACCATTCTCTCGCCTGCCAAGAAAATCAAAGGCGCTATTGCTTACAAGAAGTTCCCACTCGCTGACAAGGATTCGGCTTGGGACGGCGCTACCGTAGTCAAGGAAGCTGATGTCGACGATCTCAAGGTAGTTTGCGCCTGGTTTGATTCGGACAACGCCGAGGATAAAGGCGCATACAAACTCCCGCATCACCTCGGGTCTGCTGACGGTCATAAGACCGTATGGGCTGGCGTCAAAGCGGCTATGGGCGCACTTCTTGGCGCTCGTGGCGGAGTCGGTATCCCTGAGGGTGATAAAGAGAAAGTGCACGCGCATTTGTCCAAACACTACAAGGAGTTCGACGAGGAAGCGCCGGAACTCAAATCGTATTCTGCGACCGAACTCAAAGCAATGTTTCCTGCGGAGGAACTAGATATGAAAGCTGACGAAGTAACCAAAGCCATCACGGACGCCGTCGCGCCTCTTTTGAAGAGAATCCAAGCATTTGAACTTTCCCAGAAAGCTGGTGCGAAACACTCAGCTGTCACGCTGGAAAAGATGCAGACGGCTATGGATCACATCCAGAGGGGATACGCCACCCTGAAGGATCTCATGGACGGCGACGGTGAGGAGCCGGGTGGCCAGAATCCCAGCGAGACCGACCCCGGTATCGACAACGAGAGCGGGCAGGAAGGTAATGCCGCCGACAAGAGTTTCGGGATTGATCTTTCGAAGATCAACCTGGACGCAATGCTGAGTGCTTAGTCTGCGCGAGCAGAGAAATAGACAGGAGGTCTATCGTTATGACTGAACAGGAAAAACTGGAAGCGCTGCTCGCCAAAACCGCAAAGGAAGCTGGTGAGGCCGCGACCAAAGCTGCCAATGAGGCGCTTGATAAACGCATGGCCGGAACCGTCGATACTAGTATCGGCGAAACGATCATGGGGAAGACTGTTAGTGGTACTTCAGCCACCTCGGGACAGCAGGTTGTCACTTGGCAGCCTGATACGGTGCCCAAGGGTATCACTGCCGCCCGATGGATCAAGACTCTTGCTCTTGGAAATGGCAACATGGTTATTGGCGAATCGAAAGCCAAGAGCATGTATCCCCATGATAAGTTTTTGGCTCACAACTACGTGGAGCAGAAGGCTCTTAGCGCAACCATTCCTGACGCGGGCGGGTTTACCGTTCCTCAGGTGCTGGCTTCGGAAATCATCATGCCTTTGTACACTCTTATTGGCGTAACCAAGCTTGGTGGTCGTCGGGTTCCTCTCGTCAATGGTAACATGACGATTCCCCGTATCAATACCGCTACCACGGTCGGATGGATCGGAGAGAATGCCCCGGCTGGCGTGAGCCAGGAAGTGATTGGCGATACCAAGTTGAACGTCAAGAAACTGGGAGTTATCACTCCGGTCTCAAACGATCTTCTCCGGTCTGCTGACATTGCCGCTGACCAGTGGGTTCTGGACGATATCCGCAACCAGATGTACGTCGAGATGGATCGCGCCATGCTGTACGGTACTAACACTTCGTTCACGCCTGGCGGTTTGAATGCGCTTCTCCCTGCGGCTCAGATTCAGGGTTCGACTTCTACGGCCTTGACCACGACTCTGATTACTCAGTTGTATGGCGCCCTTCGTCAGGCCAACGTGCAGTTCATCAGCCCCGGAATCATCATGAACGCCACCATGGAATCGTACCTGATGAACCTCGTAACCTCGACTGGCGCGTTCCTCTTCTACGCCGAGATGGTCGAGCGCGGTACGGTTCGCGGCATCCCCTACGCCGTCTCCAACAACTGTACGTTTACCGACACCGGAACGTATTCGACCTCTAGCGTCCAGTTCTGGATTGGTGACTGGTCGGAGTTCATCGTGGGTACTCAGGGCGACCTGATGGTAGAGACTAGCCGGGACGGGTCCTATGAGTCCGGTGGCACGACCTACTCCGCTTTGTCCAGAGACCAGACGATCATCCGCGTATTGTCGCTCCAGGACTACGCCGTTCGTCACACCGCTTCGTTTATCGGATACACCGCCAAATTGGCCACGAGCTAGCCGAGAGGCAAGGAGAAAGAGACTATGTATTCCAGCTTCCTTGAACGGACTAGCGCCGTTCAGACTATTCTTCCGGTCATCACCATCAGTAACGCCACCGTTACTGGCGTGGCCGTTGATCGCACCGGGTACCTCTCGTGTGGCGTTGAATACACCGCCGGGGTTTGCCCATCGTTGCCTACCGGGTTCACCGTGGCCCTTGTTGTCAGGGACTGCCTTACCTCCAACGGCACCTTTGCCGATTACGCTACCATTCCGACGTTTGGCACTGCTGGCGGTCTCTCTGCCGCTTCTACCGTGAAGTATCAGAACGTAGACCTTCGCGGTGCTAAGCGCTGGATTCTGGTTTCGGAGACGCTGACCTTTACTGGGGGTTCGTCGCCTTCCCAGATCGGTGGCGTGAACTTCATCTTCGGGGATGCTAGCAATGAGCCTCCCGTTCAGACCGGGACTAATACAGGCGTACTTCCGACCCAGTAACAACTAGTCGGTATCGTGGGGCCACGGGTCAAAAGCTCGTGGCCTTTTTTGCAAAGAGGAGAACATGGCGAGTATCGGACTGACGACGGTTGCGGATTGTAAAACTCTACTCCAGATTCCGTCGGGTGATACTTCTCAGGATTCCCTTCTGACGTTGCTTATCAAAAGTGTGTCGAAAGAAATCGAGACATTCCTTTCTCGTAAACTTGGACAGGACGATTATCTTCAGACCTTGGCTGCAAACAACCGTCAGATCCTACAGCTCTATCAGTGGCCGACTAACACCGTCACTTTCGTCAAGGAAAGTGGCGTTACTCTAGTGGCTGGGCAAGACTATTTAACGTTGTCCCAGTATCTTGAGGCCGGACAGATCTATCGAGGTAGCGGATGGGTCGGTCCGGCTTGGGTTCGAGGGCTAACCGCCGATCCTTATGCCGGTCAGCTTATTTTCGAGGTGAGTTACAATTCTGGGTATCTACTGCCAGGCGACCCCGCCCCAATGGGATGGGCTGGCGAGGATCTACCGTCCGATATTCAGCTCTGCGCCATGCAAATGGTGTCCAAGGTTTACGGGCTTTCGATATCTGGCAACCTCGGTGAAAACCTCGCATCTATTAAGGAAGGTGGATTGGCATATTCCTTCGATAATCCGGCAAAGATTCCTTCTGACTTGTTTGGAGTGGTTGCCGGAATGCCTATTCAGTTCGCTTCGTTCCTGACGCCTTATCGAAGGTGGGCAGTAGCATGATCCTTACTACAACCATCGAGATCTATAGTCGGAACAAACGTCAGGACGCGAACAATGAGGGGATACCTCAGTTCACTTATGATCTATTCCTTATCTCTCGCGCCAGCGTACAGCCCTTGTCTTTGTCCGAGGCGAAACTTGACCAATGGGGCCTGACAACTATCGGTGCCGATGCGAAGCATATCTTCATCCCGGGGGTAGTCAAGCTCGGTCAGTCGTGGCTTATCAAGGATCTTGGGACGTCGGAACGGTACGAACTTCGTGGAACTAATCCGTGGATTAGGCATACAGAGATTATTGCCGAGCCATACCAGGGAGGCGAGCCGGTATGAGCGACATCGCTGTCCAACTAGAAGTTGCATCAAAAAGAATCAACCTCTTCGGCAAACAGACTGAAGATAAGCTCTCAAAAGCTATGGTCAGAGGCGCTTTGATGATCGTGAGAGATGCGAAAATCAATGCCCCAAAAGACCGTGGGACTCTTGCCAACTCTATCCTGACAACTCCGATAGAACATGAGGCTGGCGTTCTGGCTATTCGTATGGGGCCTACCGTTGCCTATGGCGCTATGGTTGAGAACGGAACGGTCCCGCATACCAATCCTCAAGGCTCGGAGGATTTTGTCGCAAACATGGAACTTTGGGGGCGACGGAAGGGAATGGACGATGACGAGATTCGAGCTATCATAGAACATATTCGCAAACACGGAACTAAACCTCACCCGTATCTAGGCCCAGCGTTCTACTCGAACATATCTGCCATCAAAAGAGATATGGAAGAAGCCGTGAAGCAGGGGGGTGAGGCGTGAATATTATTGGATGGCTTTATGGTCAATTCATCGGCGACACCGCATTGGTCACGGCCCTAGGCGGGTCCGACCAGATTGTCAGGGCCTACCCGAACACAATTGATACATTGCCTATTATGGCGTTCCTTGAGGCTAACAATCGCGATGAATCGTTCTACGAAAACAGGCCTCTCGGTGCTAGTGAGGCTGTTGATATCCATGTGTTCACGAAATTTGATACTCCGACTACGACCATTTCTGACTTGATAAGTGCCAAGATGTCAGACCTGTTGTTCACGCGTGATTATCAGGCGGACCAAGACGATCCGAGTACGAAGGTCAGGCATAAGGTAATGAAGTTTTCCAGGGACAATATTGTCCAACAAGATTTAGCATAGGAGGCTCATAAGATGAGTACGCCAGCAGCCGGTGTAATCGGCCTTTCCAATATTTACGCGTGGCCGTTGACCACCGATCCCACTTCGGGAACTCCAACTTATGGAGCCGCATTCGCGGTGCCCGGCGTTGCCGAGTTCAACTTCGATCCGAAGTCGAGTCAGACTCCGTATTTCGCAGACAACACGTTGACCGCCGTAGGTTCGACTACCGGGTTTCGGACGTTGTCGGCAAAGTTCTACGATATGGACCCGTCGATTCTCTCAACGTTCCTTGGTGAGACCTATGCTGTAGGCCAGGTACTCGACCAGGGGTCGGACGTATCGCCGTACTTTGCCATCGCGGGCAAGGTGCTTCGAAACGGCGTTGCTACGAATCAGTACGTCGTGTTTTACAAAGTCCAGCTGATGAAACCCAAGTCGGATTGGAAAACCAAGGCCGATAAGATTACCTTCGTTGAAGTCCAACTTGATGGCGCGACCATCGCGCTGACTTGCAATGGGTACTACTGGCTCTCGCAACGGTCTGACGACTCCAATGGTAGCGCCGCCGCATTGTCGGCGTGGTTTACTACCGTTCAGTTACCGGCTATCGATAACTCGGCGCTCTCGGTTGTGTTTACCGCCGGGGTCACCACGAAGACCGTATTGGCCACTTTCAGCAAGGCGTCGACTTCTGGTGCTATCGTATTCACTATGGCCAACTCGGCTACGCTTACCAATCTTGCCGCCGAGGTTTTGTTTGTCAACGCAACCACTGCTAGCGTAGGCACCGGAGTGCCTGCCACGTGGACTCTTTCGACTCCTGGAGCGGGGTTCTCGAATAATACCATTGTGTTCACCGGAACTCTCGGGGCTGGCGCTGTGGCTACTGACAAGGTAACGGCGGCTATTCGGGCGAGTTCGACGGTCCAGGACAATAACGGAACTAGCGTTACCGCCGTCGGTAAGGGGTTCCTAACTCTCGCATAATACTGGGACCCGGTTGGCAAAGGCGGTTTTCCTCCTTTGACGTCCAAACCAATCGGGTTCCCTTTTCCTAAAGGAGGAAAAGATGGCAAAGAACGTTTCGATGAATACCGGGGTTCCGGTTAGTATTCTCGGCGAAGATTACAACCTTAGCCTAACTATGTTGGGGATGGACTATCTGGACGAGCAATACGGAGTCGCTGGTGCCGCAATGCAATCGTTTGTCGAGATGGGCAAGAAATTCAAGGAGGGGTCGGTAGACAAAGAGTCGAGAGATGTTCTTTGTAACTGGGTTCGCGCTTCGTTGATACACAACCAGTTTGATCGGAATGGTAATAAGGTGAGGGAAATCCCCACGGTTTTTCAGATTCATGCGTCGCTCTCGGTTGGTGAGCTTCTAGGAATGGCAAAATTGGTTCTTGCAAGCTACCAGGTCTCTTTTCCCGTGCCGAAAGAGGGGGATGAGATTGACCCTCAGTAGGCGCGGACCTTGAGTTTCCATGGGATTACCTGTACACGGCATCCCGCGCCTATTTGAACTGGACTGAATGGGATTTTTGGTTATCGACACCGCGAAAGGTGATCGCAAGTCTTGATGAGTATTGGTACTTGGAGCATATGAAAAACTACGAATCGGCTGGATACAATCTTCAATTCATTGCTCTCCTTTTTAGCGAAGGCGCTCAGGTGCCCACTCAACCAGTTAGAAAGTATCAGCCTACAAAGATTGTCACTACCAATGACGCTGGGCTTGCCATGCTCAAGGGGCTGTTCTAATGGCAGAAGAGTTCAGCCTAACGGCGAAACTTCTAGGCGATAACTCCGGTCTGGCTAGCGCACTCGAAGGGGCTCAAGGATTCCTTAAAGGATTTGGTGTCGACGTCGAGAAAATGACCGAGGAAGGTTCCGGGCTATTCAAGAAGTTCGGAGTCAATGTCGATGAGTTCGCAGGCAAGTTTGGTCTGAGCGCCCCTCTCTTGGTCGGGGTTGCGGCGGCAGGGGCGGCATTGTTTGAGGTTGGAAAAGAAGTCTTCGAAGTCGGAAACAAGTTCGATGAGTCGTTTTCTCTTATCGGGAAATCTACTGGCGCTATTGGCCCTCAGCTCCGTGATTTGAGTGACGGTTTCGTGAAGGTCGTGGGGTCAGGTGTAGTTCAGGGAATTGACGACCTGGCATCGGCGTTCGCTTTGTTGGCTCAGAAACTCGATGTTACTGGAGAGGAACTGCAGAACCTAACCGTGGACTTCTCAAAGTTCGCTGACGTGAACAGAACCTCTGTTACGGAGTCAGTACGAGAAGTAACGCAAGTCATGAACGAATGGAACGTAGAGACTGAGGACGCTGTCGAACTCATGGACCAGTTGACTAGAGCGGCCCAGATCACTGGGCTACCAGTATCACAGTTAACACAATCCGTTCTTAGTTCTAGCGCTCAGTTCAAGCAACTTGGATTATCTCTTACTGACTCCATTGGGTTCCTCACGGCATTTGACAAAGCTGGGGCTGACGTTAGTAGCACTACTCGCGCTCTGAATACCGCCGTAGTGAATCTATCGGCATCTGGCGGAAACGTGGCCGAAAGGTTCAAAGATACAATAGCATCGATTCAGAGTGCACAATCTCCACAGGAAGCACTCAACCAAGCTGTTGAATTGTTTGGGTCACGAGCGGCCCCTAAGATGGTTGATGCTCTAAGAAATGCGAAGTTCGATCTAGCTGGATTCACAGCCGCCATAGCCGAGGCTGGTGGGACTGTCGAGAAGACTAACGAGCAAACCGAATCATTCGGCGACAAGTGGGCCGCGTTCGGCAATAAGGTCATGGCCGCAGTCGCACCTATCGGCGAAGTGTTAGTCAGTATCGGGAAAGTCATCGTAGACGTTCTCGGCGTGGCATTTGACGAACTGAGCAAAATTGCCACTCCTGTCTTTGGAATCATACAGGGTCTATTTAGGGATGTAGGAGACACCGTTCAAGCTGTTGTAGGAACTGTTAAGGACTTGATAGAAGGTAACTGGCGGGGGGCGTGGGATAACGCTCAATTAATCATGCTCAATGTCGCGAAAGCAGTGCTGGATATCGCATCAGGAATTGTGAACACGATCACGGGCATGGTCAACGCCATCCTGACGCCTCTCAATACTGTCCTCGTTCAACTTGGACAGAAGGCTATCGAGATTGCCAAGGTTGATCTGGCCCAACTTACAGGGGTTGCTCAGGGCATTAGAGAGGTCTATGCAGATCTATCGGTATTTGGAGAGAAGACCACCAAGGAACTCGGCGTACAATCTATCCAACGTGAGAAGATCTTTAGCGACGAGGCCAAGACTTATGACATCAGCATTCGTGAGCGTATCAAAGCATCGCTAGCTCTCGAAGACGCCTATGAGACCCAGATGCAAGCCGAGAAGGGCCTGTCGGCCCTGGCATTGCAGGCGGCGACAGCATCTAGCGTCGCAGCTAAGACGTTCCAGGCAAACGCGACTCTCATATCGGGGACTATTGACGCCATGATATCCGGGCCATTCCAAGCTCTTGGTGCGGCGCTGGTCAATGGTGGCAACCTATGGCAAGCATTGGGACACGCGGCAGTTCATTCCATTGGAACTGTAGTCAAAGCTCTTGGCGACCAGATGGCGGCAAAGGCGGCACTGGATCTAGCGCAGGCTATCGCGTATTCAACTAATCCGTTCACGGCGGCAGCGGCCCCGGGGTACTATGGGCAAGCGGCTATCGAGTTTGGTGCGGCTACGGCGGCTTACACTGCCGCAGGCGCATTGTCTGCCTTCGAGACCGGCACGCCATATTCAACCGGAGGGGCCGCTAGGCTGGCCGAGGCCGGGCCTGAATTGGTTATGTCACCTAGCGTCCACAATCTAGTTCAAGGGTCTGTAGTCTTGAACGCAAAGGATACCATGAAGGCCATGGGGTCAGGCAAAGGCGCAACCCTGAACTTCAATGTCGGCAATATCACGCGTGAGAGCGTAGGTGCAACTATGCGTCGTGCCGAGTCCATGAGTCGGCGATTAGCCTTCGAGGGGGTATTGTGAGAAGCCTCGTTTATACAAACCCACTTGGCGTTTCGGTAACACTTTATAGAGACCCGTATCTTATAACGACACTAGACGGTATTGATTTGCCCACCGTCGACGAGCAGGAACAGAAAGCCCCGTATCAGGATGGCACAACCTACCTAGACTCCCTCTTTGAGCCTCGTACTATCGTCGTCACCGGAGCGATCATCAACATTCAAGCCCTCGGTGCGATCTTCACCAACAGGGCTACTATCATTTCGGCATTAAACCCCAAGAATGGCCCCGGTGTCTTGACCTACACGAACGACAATGCGGTGTATACCACCATCTGTACCGTTAGTCAGGCATCGTTCCCTAACAAGCTAGCGACAGATCCATTTCAGACGTTTCAGATTCAGTTTTATTGCAATGATCCATATTGGTATTCCAATATATCGGGATCTATAACCATGTCGATTGTGACGGGAGGGTTTAGTTTCCCGTTCAGTTTTCCGTTTTCATTCGGCACTTACACGGGAAATATACCGACCTCCGCAGTGAATGCGGGCGACTCGATTACGCCGGTCATTATATCGATATTAGGGCCTTGCTTGAATCCTGTTATCAGGAACACGACAACGGGCGAACTCATCCGGTGTGCTATTACACTTACGTCAGGCGACATTCTTAGCATCAATACAAAGTTTGGTAGCAAGTCCGTGGTATTAAATACCAGTGGCGGTGCGACCATCAATGAAATGTCGGCGCTCAGTTCTGACTCGACATTTTGGCAACTAGCTATAGGAAATAATCTCATTACGTTCAACGACGATACTCAGCAAAGCGCGGAGTCATGCGTAGTGACTTGGACGAATCGATTCTCGGGAAGATAGGAGAAAATCATGGCAGTCAGTGAAACGGTATTCGGATTCGACCAGATCAGTGCGAATAATCCTCAGTATACAGCCGCACAAACTCTCGCATGGCTGTGGCAGACCTTGCGTCGAAACGATGGCGTGGCGCAGGACCTGGATCTTGCATTAGCCGTTACGTCCGATGGTCTTGGAAATGTGCTAACACAGAACGGTGCTGCGTTCCTTTCTGGTCGCTCATACGTACTCTCTGGTGGCCCCCAGACTACCGCGATGACTCCAGCCCCGGCTTCGGGATTTCAGACTTCTTATGCTATCGTTGTCAGGTTTGTCACTGCTACCGCAGTCGGGACCATTACTAGTATCGCGGGCTCGACTATCGCCAACCCAGGGCCTCCGGTCAATCCTTCTATTGTTGCCGCCACTGATATATTGCTTGCCTATGTCAAAGCAGTGAACACCGCAGGTACGATTGTCTATACGGTAACTGACGCCAGAACATTTTGCGGAATTGGCCCGGCTGGAATCGATACATTTTATGGGCATTCTGCACTTTCATTGCAATATGCCTCGACTGGTAGTGGGTTCACTGCGGTTGGGTTCGAAGCTCTCAAAATCGCGTCTACTACGTCGCCATCAACCGCATTCGGGTATCGGGCATTATTGTCCCTGACTACAGGAGTTCGAAACACTGCCATTGGATATCAGTCTTTGATGGCTCTGACCACTGGTACAAATAACACTGCGATTGGAAACTCGGCACTTGCTGCCACAACGACTGGTGTATTTAACACTGCGGTGGGCACTAACGCCCTAACATTGAACACGATAGGCACACAAAATACTGCGATTGGGAGTAGCTCACTAGCAGCGAACACGACTGGTGGATTTAACACTGCGGTGGGATATCTGTCACTAACAGCGAACACGACCGGTCAGGATAACGCTGCCGTTGGTACTGGCGCTCTACAATCGAACACTACTGGCGTACAAAACACGGGCATTGGCTCTGGTTCGCTATCAGCAAACACAGTCGGTACAAATAACACTGCCATTGGATATCGATCTCTGGCGGCAAACACTACCGGAATACAAAACACTGCGGTGGCAAATAGCGCACTGGCTGCAAACACTGGCGGAATACAAAACACTGCGGTGGGAGATAGTGCACTGGCTGCAAACACGATAGGCACAAGTGGTACTGCTATAGGAAGCTCGGCATTGGTTTCAAACACGACTGGAACTAATAACACCGCCGTTGGAGCAGCGTCTCTCAACACCAATACTACTGGCAGTAATAATACAGGAATAGGATTCAATGCTATCTCGACAACTGCCACCTCTGGGAATCAGATCACTTTAGGCAATTCTAGTGTAACCATTCTCAGGGCACAAGTTACCATCATAACGGCATTGTCAGACGCTAGGGACAAGCGAGATATCAATAATCTTCCTGATATGTTGGCTTTGATTCGAGCAGTCAAGCCAGTGACATTCCGATGGGATATGCGCGAACGGTACGCTACCAAAGATGACGCGGGGCAGATATTGCGAGACGAGAACGGATGTCCGATCTATGATGGTGTCTCAGATGGCACGCTTGCTGATGAGCATGAGACTCTCGGCGTTATTAGCCAAGATCTCAAGGCATTGCAAGAGTCTTTCAATATGCCATATCTCAACCTAGTTCATGATGAGAATCCTAATAGATTGGAGGCCACACCAGGACATCTATTGCTACCGGCAATCAAGGCTATTCAGGAACTTGCTGATCGTGTCGACGCGCTTACGCATAAGGTGAATAGGTTGATTGGCTAAATCTTTCCAGATAGTTTTACGAAGATCTTGTCTATGCTACCGAAGAGCTTCTGCGTAGCGATCTGTCCATAGACAAGGTTTTCTACCGAATGAGTGCAGGAATGAGCGAACCCTGCGGTAAGTTCATTCCATCGCACTCCGCCATTAAAGGTATAGGTATCTTGGACAGGGTCCATCTGAAAAGACGTGTCAGCTTTGACGAATTCGTTCCGCAGTGAGGTTCCGAGATAGATTCCGTTCTCGTCACTCTTGACGCCACTAAAAATCGGGTAGCTGAGTTCAAAACCATATTCAGCGAAATAGAGTGGCCCTGGGTTGAGTACATTATTTGTTCGGTCGGAAGTGGACATATCGGGGATCATTCCACCTTGTAGCGACCAGGCTAGCGTCATCACTTGGAAAATTGTGTTCATTCGGAGGTCTCCTGTAGGCAATAGTAATTTTACCACATGAGAGTTTCAATAGGATTATGCTACCGTTTCAATGGTATCAAAGTGCTATAAGCAGAAATGCTAGCATTGGTTCTCAGTATGCGAAGTGCTGGAATATGGACAAAATGGGTTCCTAGTGGTACTCTGAAAAACAAAGGAGATACTATGAGAAAGGTTCTAGTCGGGACGCCATGCCACAGCGGGAGCGTCCATTGTCGATGGGCTAATTCGTTCAGCGCCACGGTGCGTCTCGGGCTCAAGCTCGGAATTGATGTCCACCCGCTTTTCATCCCTGGAAATGCTATGGTGCATTCAGCTAGGAACGAGATTGTCCAGCAGTTCCTTCAGACTGATTTCGATGATCTCGTTTTTATCGATGCTGATATATCTTGGATTCCCGAGGATTTCTTCAAACTGTTGAATCATCAAGTCGATGTCGTCGGCGCAACATATCCGTACAAGAAAAACGAATTGCAGTTCGTCATGAAGACCAGCGACGGTAAAGCCCCGGTACTCATGGACAACGGACTTATGAGGGTCCAGGGTCTTGGCATGGGATTTTTCCGGCTGACTAGGGCCGCCGTCCAATCTCTCTGGGATTCTTCAATGCCCTATAAACGCTCTGGAACGACTCAGGAGTTCCGAGCCGTTTTTGAGTTTACGTTCCAGAACGGTGAGGAAACCGGCGAAGATATCACCATGTGTATGAAGTGCCCTGATGTATTCCTTGATCCGTCTATCGTATTGGAGCATTCGGGAGACAGGCAACATTGGGGGAGCCCCATTGACTGGCTTGAGGCCGTCAAAGTCGAGGCCGAACGAGTTGCCGCGTTGACAGACGAGGAGCGTGCCGAGGAAGCTAATCAAGGCCCAAGGGTGGCAATGCGCTGATGTCGGTTCCACCTCGCGCACCAGTACAGATTTTTGACTCTAGTATAAATTTCATAGGCGAGGTGGACACCTATTCTTCTCTAGCTCATACCCGAGGATGGAATGCTCCTGGCCCTTGGGCGCTCAAGATCAATTGGAACATTACCGATGATTCTGGGGCAATTCGATACGCCGCGCTATTTGAGTTGGGCGGATATATTACCATAGGGAACGATGGAACGAAATGCGGAATCATTACCAGTATTGAGAAGGCCGTCGATGACTCGGGAAAACAAGGACAAGACGTAACCATATCGGGCTATGAGCCAACGGTAATTTTCAACCGTCGCATGGTTGATGTGCCCAGTGGTCAGGATTTCTATACTCTGAATGCTGCCGCCGAAACCGTCATCAAGACGGTAATATCTGACCAAGCTGGTTCAACGGCTACCAACATCAAACGTGCGTTCCCGCTTCTCAGTATCGCGGCAGATCAGGGTCGCGGTGATACATATCTGCTTTCGGTTGCATACACTGAGCTATTGGCCGAACTCACTAACTGTTCTATATCCACTCGACTAGGGTGGTTCATGACGCTTGATCGTACGAATAAATTACTGGTACTTGATTGTGCTCTTGGGAATGATCTGACCGCGGGGAATAACCCTCAGGCCGTGTTTTCAACCAACTATGATACGCTAAAATCTGCAACGCTGAATCAGAATGTTGAACAGTACAAGAACGTGGCTACGGTTGCCGGTCAGGGCACAGGCCAGTTACGCACCGTTCTGGACGTATATGATGGCACGGAGCCGTCTGGCGTCGACAGATATGAGGTCTTTGTCAACGCCAACAATCTCACCACGACTCCCGATCTGACCGCTAAGGGAAGTCAGGCTATCGACACCTACAGCTATACCAAAACCCTAGATGCATCAATTCTAGCGAAGTCCCCCCTGGTTTATGGGGAGAATTACAACTTAGGCGATTTTGTGACGGTTGCGGCTTATGATTATAGTGAAAACGTACAAATTACTGCGATTCAGGAATCATGGGAACCATTGTTGTATGACCTGATTCCCACTTTTGACAAAGCTCCTGCTACGATATCGACGCAGATGGCGACGTCAACAAAAAACCAGGGAGCGGTTGTAGGAAATCTCGGATACCCTACTAGTGGATCTAATGCGAACGGGAGCTATATCAAGTTCCCCGATGGCACGATGTGCCAAAGAGGGTCAGTCACAGTAACGACCAATACCGGGTTCGGTACTAACTTTTACGCCAATGTTGAGACTGCTGTTACATTCCCAGTGCCATTCACGGCCGTCCCCGATTCTATAATCACTGGGGTTAACGCAACGACTAACGTAGGCAGCGCGTTTATATCCAATCGCTCCGGTAGCACCCCCGTGAGTTCAACTGGCTTTGGAGCTAACGTTTGGATGTCAGCCAATTCCACTGCGTTCACTGTTTATTGGACCGCATGGGGTAGGTGGAAGTGATGGATATTATTTAGAATCTTGTGGTAGTATTGGATAGAATAATACTATTGGAGGAAAAAGTGAAAACTTGGTTTGATGGGTTTAAGAGTTCAGTTTCCAAATATTGGCATGATACTGCGGTTTATGGTTTCACCGTGGTTTGCGTGTTCCTCGGTGACTATATCCTACACCGTACAATGCCAGATCCTGGGTTGCTTCCCATTGTAGCGGCCCTAGTTGTAGCCGTCATCATTTGCGCCGTGGTCGACTTAATGAAAGGAAAAGCTGATACGCCAGAAAAGATAGCTGGCAAGAAAAGAAATTTCACGTTACGCATTGTGAGTTCAGGCCTTGCCGGCATTGGATCGAGTGCGTTGATACCTGTCCTAATAAAACAGTTTCTCGGCACCATGGGGATTGCGTTATGACCGTCGACGAAGAAACTATGAAACAGATTGGATCGAGCACGGCGACTGCTACCGCAGTTGGATTGCTTGGTTGGGTCGGCCTGTGGTTCCTCAAGATAACCGGGGTTCCGAAACGAGTTGATAGGCTAGAGAAAGGACGCGAGACTTCGGACCGGCTATTGCTGGCCTTGGCTGACTCGTCACTTGCCAGGGCACCTAAAGATAAGGTAGAGGCCAGAGAGTCACTTCGCGAGGCTCGTGAGGCTATGTACACGACGCTGACCAAGGCTCAAGGTGGTAAGTTATGATTCAGGGTTGCCGAAGATGGGACGACCGAGAAACGTTTTCGATCCAAACGAATAATGCCGTCGAGAACCTTCTAAGGCTATGGTCGGGCAAAGATCGCGGATACCTTGAATCTTGTGGTCCGACGTCGGCTATCAACATCCTTGAATCCATGGGGCATCCTGTAGTCATCATGAGCCCAGCTATGGCCATGGTACAGCCAGAGGATTTCCTTTTGATCTGGATGAATGACCCTAAGAACTCGCCAGGGTTCCAAGTAACGTCTCCGGTCAACGAATACCCGAACGCCTACCCGAACGCTATCACCAAGGTCTTCGGTCATGCTTGCCGATACCTTGAGGGCCAGTCTTTTGAGTGGGTTGCCTCGATGGTTTCCGGTGGCACTGGTTGCATGATCTGCCTCAAAAATCCAGGTCACTTCCTAGCCGTAGTTGCTTTTGATAATCTGACAAACGAATTAGTCTACCGCGATCCATGGCCGAACCGAACAGGAACGGGCGGGTATAATTTACGCATGGGAAAGGCTGAGTTTTTAGCTAATATTAAGCCGTATGTTGTGGTGTTTGGATAGGAGGAACTATGAAATTTCTTGGATGGCTCGGCGATTTCGTGACCGATGCTAAGAATCGACCGGCGATTGAATTGCTGGCCGGTGTTGTATTATTGGTCCCAACGTCGATCTATGCTTTCGGTGGGTTTGGTCCGCATGACTCCGGTACGCTTCTGGCTATGCTTGGATTTATCGGGGCTCTATTTGGTCTGAATACCATAGGGAACATCTTTGACAAGTCTGATTCTGGGCAATGAAATGTCCCAAATGTGGTTCTGATACATGGATTGAATCGATTGATGTTCCAGCCCGAACTACTCCGCTTATGACTGAAAAATGTCTTTGCGGTTGGAATAACAGGCAACAGGAGTTGTCAGTTGCGACCACTTATAATGCGGGGGCAGGGATACCTGGAGTTATGTATCAAATTTATGGAGGGAATAAGTGTGCAAAAACTCATTGACTGGTACAAGAAACAAAAACTATGGGTCAAGGTGGTTCTCGCTTTGCCTATCGGTATTTCTTTACTTATCTGGATCTTTGCTTTACGCGCAAAGCCAACCAGCGGACCGGCAAACGGTGCCCTCGATGACATACTCAAAGATGACGCAGGACGAATTGTTGAAGCAGATCGAGCAAAAGGACAAGCTGCTAGCCGAGTGGCTAACGTGGAACGATCAAGAGAAGACCTCGCAAGCCGAACTCGCGCAAGCCTCGGCGGACCAACTGGCAAGCAGTGATAAACTGATTAGGGATCAAGCCATAGTCATCGCGGAACGCACGCAAGAGCGTGATGAGGCTAGGAAGGAACTTAACCGTCAACAAGTCGCTAGTTGGTTGGAGAAGGCTTTGTGGGGAGTTGCTGGCATAGGTGGTGGATACTTATTGGTTCGCCTAACGAAATAAGAACGACTACAGCTACTCTCTCGCTGTAGTCGCTGTTTGTTTGGCGGTGAAGTAGGTTACCCGGACCCGTACCCGGACCCGTACCCGTACCCGGACCCGGACCCGTACCCGGACCCGTACCCGGCGTATTCTTTATCAGCCATTCCACACCGCCGAGAGGTCAACCCCGGCGACGATAGGAATAACCTCGATAGGGATGAGTTGCAACTCAGCAACGGGCTCCGAGATTCGCGAAGTCTTTCGGTTCAGGCCATTGGTCGAAATCTCGTTCAGGGTGTTTGCTCCCGACCACTTCCAGATCCTACGGGCATTCTTGAGCGTGATAGGTTTGTTGACATCGCCCCACGGTTCGGTGAGTACGCCAACATGGACCCCCGCCGAATAGGTGCGAATGATGACCTCGGGGCCAATGGGGCCAGCCCATTTGATGGAATCAGCTTTGACAAAGCTAACCCCATCGACTTCGATATGGTCGGTAAACGTAACAATATTCGTTCCTCTCTCCTCCTCCAAAACTCCACCCCCATACGGGGATGGAGGTTAGTTCGCAACGTCGCAGGACTCATCAAGCAACCCGAATTGACCGGCCTTCCCGCATTCACACTCATCGAAACAAATCCCTGTTGCATAATCCTGAGCGTTCACAAGGACAGTCCAAGATCGTTCGCAACGGTGACAGTAGGCTTTCGCCTCGTTCGATTCTTCCATTACTCTCTCCTCTTCTCACATTCCACCTTCATACGAGGGTGGGGGTTAGTTCAATTCACCAGCGTCTACCTTAATGCAACAAGATTCACACAGGCAGACATCTCGCCCTGTTTTGTTGCAGTTCATTGCAGACCAGTAATCAACGCCAACGGACTTGCCGCACCGTTCACAGGGATTGATTTTTGCATATTTCCCGTTTTTTCTCTCCACGTTGCTCTGGTAGTCTTGTTGGTTCTTGGTCATCCCACACCTCCTAAACAATCTCTTGAGATTGGCCTATTCTAAAGCTCGTAGTCCTCAGCTTCTTCGCGAGTGATGAAGAAATGAATCCCAGAGGAGCATTCCGCCCACCGGTTGTCGTCCCACTTGTCAGGACGAACCGTCGCTCCTGCAATATATTTAAAGTCTGCCGACCGACTCGAAAAACCGACCGAAGCCCCGTCCACTTCCAGGACTTCAGCCCACTCAGCGCGACACTTCCGCCCAGAAGCGTTCGATCTCTTGGCATCGGTTGGTATTCTCAGCTTCACAATGCAATGGCCACCATTTCCATCTCGGCACTTCTTGTAACCGATCAGATCCCCCTCGGGGGTGATCGAGGTCATGGCGAATGCGCTGGAAGCGTTCATTGCCCCGGACAGGATGGCCCCGGACAGGTTGGCCCCGGACAGGATGGCCCCGGACAGGTTGGCCTTGGACAGGTTGGCCCCGGACAGGATGGCCCCGGACAGGTTGGCCCCGGACAGGTTGGCCCCGGACAGGATGGCCACGAACAGGTTGGCCCCGGACAGGATGGCCCCGGACAGGTTGGCCTTGGACAGGTTGGCCTTGGACAGGTTGGCCCCGGACAGGTTGGCCCTGGCTCCTCCTTGCTCATCAAGAATCCACTTCTTGTGCTTGGCTATGATCTCGGCAAGTTCTTCGATGGTCATGGTCATAGTTTCCTCTCTCCTTTCGGCCATGCTTGGCCATCATCAGCGGCTCAGAACAGAGCCAGAGGAGCGCCCCCGAGGGGGCTTGCGGTTAGAACACGTTTTTGTTCGTCCTGACCTCATATCCGTTATGATTCACGAGGTAATCAACGGCTTCTTTCTCTTCCTGAGTCGCCTATCCGTTGAAGATCACATACCCGCTGATACCAGCATTGTAAATAGTCTTGCTGGTCTTAACGATTCTCAAAGCCTCTTCGTAGTTCATCTCTGCATCTCCTATCTGTCTTTCATTATAGCGCAGTGCTGGAGGATGTCAACAAGTATTTCGCGATAGAATAGAATATTTTTAGTTGACGGGTTACGAATGATGGTCTACTATATAGGGAGAGGAGACAATATGAACGAACGAACTCAACCCCCCAAGAACTTCAAGCGCAATGTCCAGACGGTTCACCAGTCCAAGGAAACCTTTGACGAGGTGGAACGGTATCTTGCTTTCTTGAAGGGATTGACGGGTATTTCCGAGGGCAGGGCATATGTGCAAGCCCTAACCGAGAAGATGGGCCGGGAACGGGACGCCGGGAGGTGGTCATGAAGATCGAGTCAGAACGTGACGCGGCCATCAAAGCCATCGGCACCGAAGCCACCCTCCGAGGCAAAGCGGAAGCCGAACGTGATGCCGCGCTTGCCATGGTGAGGGAGTTGGTGGAGTTGTGCCAGCCACTTGCGCACTTTGTCTATATCTATGAGCATATGCGTGGGCTTAACCAGGAAACAGTCTACGGTTGCACAAACGCGCATGGTAGTGCTGAAATTGACGTTGCCAATCTCAAGGCTATTCGCAAAGCTATCACCAAAGCCGAGGCCAAAGATGTCTAACCCCTTCCGCGACGACCACGGAATCCAGCTCAACGAGTCTCCAGCGACTGAACAGACCTTCGGGGAATACCGACTCAAGCTCTCCCGAGTCAACATCCCTGTTGCCATCAAGATTGGGGGCACCGTAACAAGTCTTCACGAACTAGTTCACGGGATTGGATTGGCGGAAAAACATTTAGGAGGAAAGGTGTGAGTGAAAAATTGTACGTTCTGACGGAAGAGTTTAGGCAAAAACTCATGCGGTGTTCCGACTATGAGAACGTCTCTGATACCGTAGGATTCTATGAAGAGGTCCGCCACGAGCTAATGATCCTCCCCACTGTTCAAGCGCCCGTGGTGCCGACGGTGGAGGAGCTTCCAGAAAATATTCAGCACCGTGTGAATATGAAACTCAGCCGTGAGGATGAGGTAAGGCTTGATCGAATGGCCGACTCTAACGAAACAGACAACTATGTCTATCTGTGGAAGCATGTAGCTACAGGCGAGACTCAAGACCAGTTATCCGAGTGGTTCAGCGTCGAGGAAATCGACATGATAATCCTGGAACGGGCACGTCGCGCCCTCATCTGCGAACGCGGTAGCACACTCGGATTCCCCGCTCCCTCATCGGTTCAGGTTCGGGAGGCGGTGGAGCAAGTTAAGAAACACTTCGAGATTATCTATCCGTACATTGACGCCTATGTTCGTGTAGATGAAGGTATGCTTGTCCTAGAACTTATCGACAAAGCCCTCGCCGCCCTCTCCGCAGAGGTGAAACCGTGAGCCTCTACGGACCAGTCTACGACGGTGCCGCCCGCGAGTTTGAATCGGAG